CGACTGTCAGACCACCTCCACCCGACTCCATCCCAAACCCAAGCGACCTCACTACTCAGGCAACTACCAAGCACGAGCCAAGGCTGTGCGCGACTCTGCTCAATACTGTTGGATCTGCATGGAAGGCGCACGAGTCGACGATCCGTGGACTGCTGACCACATAATTCCTGCAGACCCAGACTCGCCACTCCTTCCCGCGCATCGCAGTTGCAATTCTTCGCGCGGAAATAAAAAATAAAAAACAAAAATAGACGGGATACACAGATGGAGGACGGGTCAAAAAATTTTTTAATTGAGCGACTTATGACCCATGCCGTTGGCGCAGGTTCGCGTGGTCGGTTGCGCACTACCGCCTATGCTTGGGTGCATGGCACGACCGAAGACTGGAACAGGCGGCGGAGCATCCGCCATCCCGATCGAGCGCAAGCGTCTCAAAGGCTCACGCATCCGCACAGGTTTGAAGGCTTCACCTATGCCAGAGACCGCGCTCGCGCTAGTCGACATGGCAGTTGTGCCGGTCGCACCGAAAGGTTTGGGCAAAGTTGGCACCGAGTACTGGACGGTGTTGTGGACTGGTGGTCGGCGTCATCTGTCCGAGTTGCACGATGGTCCGTTGATGGGTCGGCTGTGTCGCAACTATCAGAAGATCTACGATCTGGAACTTTGGTTGGGCGACGATGTGACGAGTCGCTGGTACACATCGCCGAACGGTCAGATTGTGACTCATCCAGCGGTGAAACAGATCGAGCAGATGGACGCGCAATGTACTGCGTGGATGTGTCTGCTCGGTTTCACTCCAAGCGACAGGGCGAGACTTGGTCTTGCCGAGATAAGGGTGGCCAATGAGCTTGACTCATACCGACAAAGGAACTCCAACCTGGTCGACGCCAAAGTTATACAGCCGATCTGACGGTCACAAGGTCGTTGACTTTGCCCGTACCTTCTTGCATGTGAGCAAAGGTGTTCGTGCCGGTCAGCCTCTGATTCTTACCAGTTGGCAGGTCGCACTTCTTGACGGGTTGTATGAGCGTCGCGATGACGGGTTGCTTAGGTATCGTCGCAGCCTGATCGGGTTGGCTCGGAAGAACGGCAAGTCGTTGCTCGGTTCACTGATCGCACTTTATGGTCTGATTGAGGGTGAGCCTGGTGCCGAGGTTTATTCGGCGGCGGGTGACAGACAGCAGGCACGGGTTGTGTTCAATGAGGCGAAGTGGCAGATCACTCAGTCGCCTGCGTTGTCGGGTGTGTGCAAGGTGTATCGCGATGTTGTTGAGGTGCCTTCGACTGGTGCGATTTATCGTGTGCTGTCAAGTGATGCGAAGTTGCAGCAGGGTTTGAATCCTTCAACGGTTGTGTTTGATGAGTTGCATGTGCAGCCGAACTCTGAGTTGTGGGATGCGTTGACGCTTGGTTCTGGTGCGCGTAAGGATCCGAACATTGTTGCGATCAGCACGGCTGGATTTGACTTGGATACGATCTGTGGTTCTTTGTACAACTATGGCAAGCGGGTCATCTCTGGTGATCAGGTTGATGAGCGGTTCGGGTTTTGGTGGTGGGAAGCACCAGCCGATTGTGAAGTGTCGGATCGTGATGCTTGGGCTGTTGCGAACCCGAATTTGGCTGAAGGACTTCTTGACATCGAGGACATGGAGATCTCGATGATGCAAACTGCTGAGGTTGCGTACCGTCGCTACCGTCTGAACCAATGGGTTCGCACCGATGGTGAGTCGTGGTTGCCGAAGGGCGGGTGGGAGTTGTGTCGTAGTGACGACGAACTTGATCCGAACATTCCTGTGTTCGTCGGCATTGACATGGCATTGAAGCATGACTCGATCGCTGTCGTTGTCGCGCAACCGCAGGAGTCTGGTCGGATTGTTGTTCGTGCGAAGATATGGCATCCTGATGGTGGTGTGATGGATGTGGCCGCAGTTGAGCAACACATCCGTGAACTTGGTCGAGAGTTCACGGTGCAAGAGTTCGCTTATGACCCAGCGTTCTTTCAACGCTCAGCGGAAGCGATGAGCGATGAAGGGTTCACGATGGTTGAGTTCTCGCAGTCGACTGCGCGTATGGTGCCTGCGTGTGGAACTTTGTATGAGATGATTGTAAATCAGAAGATCGCGCATGACGGTAATCCTGTGTTCGCTGATCAGGTGTTGTCGGCTGCGCAACGGTCCACCGATATGGGTTGGCGTTTGTCGAAAGGTAAGTCGAAACGGAAGATTGATGCTGCGATAGCATTGGCGATGGCTGTTGATCGTGCAACGAGAAGAGCCGAGAGTGTTCAGCAACCTGGGTTCTTCGTAGTTTAGGAGTGATGAGATGATGATTGTTATTCTTGAGATGGTCGCGGTGTTCTTGATTGCGCTCGGCATATTTTACATTGCAGTTCCACTTGGGCTAATCTTTGTAGGACTTTCAATGCTTGCATTCACCTTGGCATGGGAACGGTCAAAGAAAGTGGCTAGAAACTGATGTTGTCGAGACTGTTTGAACCAAGAGGCGAAGAACGAGCCGTCTCTTATCAGTCGCTGTTCGCGGCAGGTGACGCATTCCAATTCACGACGAACTCTGGCACGGTAGTCACGCAAGAAGATTCGTTGAAGATCGGAACCGTGTATGCGTGTGTCCGACTTATCGCGGACTCTATCTCAACTCTGCCAGTCGATGTGTTCATCCGTGTCGATGGTGATCGCCGTCCGTTCCGACCACGACCAGATTGGCTTGACATGCCTGAAGTTGGTGTGTCACGCACCGACCACTTTCAGCAGGTGCTTGTCTCAATGCTGTTGAACGGTAACTCGTTCACTCGGATCATTCGTGACAATCAAGGTGTTGCTGGTTTGGCTGTGTTGAATCCGTTGAAAGTTGAAGTGAAACGCGATGAGTCGCGCCGAATCATCTATGTGTTTGACAACCGTGATGTGATCGAGCATGAGGACATGATTCATCTGTCCGAGTTGCGTTTGCCTGGCGATCTTCGTGGCCGTTCACGCATCGAACTTGTCAAAGAGAACCTCGGACTGTCAAAAGCATTGGAGGAGTTCGCTGCGAGATTCTTCGGTCAAGGTTCGCACACTTCTGGCATTATCGAGTTCCCAGGCAACCTGACCCGCGAACAAGCGAAGTCTTTGGTTGACGGATTCGAAGAAGGTCACAAAGGTTTGCGACGCTCACACCGACCAGGCATTCTGTTCGGTGGTGCGAAGTACACGACAACTTCGGTCGCACCAGACGATTCACAATTCTTGCAATCACGACAGTTCGCAGTTGAAGAGATTCTTCGTGCGTTCCGTGTACCGCCATCGATGGCTGGTGTGATTCAGTCAGGTGCGCAAGCATACGCATCAGTCGAAATGAACGGCATCCACTTCGTGATGCACACACTCCGACCATATGTCACGAAGATTGAAGACGGCTACTCAAACAAACTTCTAACCAATGGTGCATTCTTGAAGTTCAACCTTGACGGTTTGATGCGCGGCGACTTCAGTTCGCGTGTCGCAGGATATTCGTCAGGACTACAAGCGGGCTGGTTGTCAATTAACGATGTGCGACGCTTCGAAGATCTACGACCTGCCGATGGCGGTGACACTTACCGTGTACCACTAGCGAATGTTGACTTGGGCGCGGCTGGACTCACAGAACTTGATCGCAAGACCGCAATCGCTCAGCGTCTAATCAACTCAGGTTTCGAACCTGCCGCAGTGTTGAAAGCAATCGACATCGATCCGATCACACACACAGGTGTCGCACCAAACATGTTGCAACCAGTCGCCGAACCTGCACCAACTTACGATGTGAATCAGCGTGATGTGAATGTGACGATGCCAGAGATACTTGTCAATGTCCCGCCGGCAAATGTGAATGTTGCTGCGCCTGTCATCAATGTGCCTGAGACTGTGGTGCGTGTGAATGTGCCTGAGAATCGTCCGACTGTTCGCACGGTTGAGCGTGACGCTGATGGCCGTATCTTGACAATCACCGAAAGGGTTGAAGAGTAATGGCAACAGGACTATCGGCTTATCTTTGCAACTCGTTCCTCGACGCGCTCGGCAACAACACTTCTTACGCTGTCACTCAGGTTTACATCAAACTTCATGTCGGCGATCCAGGCGCGGCAGGGACTTCGAACGCTGCGACTGAGACGACACGCAAATCTGTTTCGTTTGGTGCGGCTTCGACTGGTGCTATCGCATCGGACGCAGATATCTCGTGGACGAACATCGCAGGTTCGCAAGACGCAACACACTTCACCGCTTGGGACAACATCTCGGCAGGTAACTTCTTGTTCTCTGGCACGATCACAGGCAACGCATACACAGCTGGTGACACCTACACGATCTCATCTGGCAACCTGTCTGCATCACTAACAGTCGCAAGCTAGTCCCGCCATGGCGGTGATCAGGTTCACGCTAGATGGACCATCAGTTCTTGACGATGAATTGTTCGGACTTGATGGACCGTCTGCGTTCATTCTTGACGCATCAATACTTGACGGCGACCGAGTCCTTGACGGCGGACAGTTCTTAACAACTGCAACCGGCACAGCGACACTTGGCGCACTATCGGCGACAGCGACATCGACCGTCGCACACTTCGCGACCGCATCAGCCGAACTCGGCGAACTTGTCGCCGAAGTCGCACAAATCATCGTGACAACCGAAGCGACAGGCGAAGCACAACTCGGCGGACTTGTCGCCACAGCAACCGCAACAGTTGTGTTGCCTGCGACAGCGTCAGCGAATCTTGGCGGTCTTATCGCTTCGGCTGTCACCGCAGTCGAGCAGGATGCTGTGGCAACAGCGAACCTTGGCGGTCTGGTCGCGACGGCCGATACGGCGCCGACACCGCCTGAACCTGAACCGACACCTGGACCGTCTGGTGG